CCCTCTGCCGAGGTGCCGGCGATCTTGAACTGCTTGTTCAGCTGCTCGACAAACGCGATCGTTTCCTGATTGCTGCTGAATGCGTCACCGGCAAGCAGACCCATCTTCGCGACCGCATCCGCTGTGGCGTTGTACGCACCGCGCGAACGCATAGCCGACTGATAGATCAGCTCCTGCAGGTCGGCGGTGCTTTGCAGACCGTCGTTCATCAGGTTCAGACGCGCCGTGGTCTGCGTCATTTCGTCCGACATACGCATGATACCGCTCACCAGCTTGGAGCCGAGGACCGCTGTGCCCAGCTTTTTGAGCGAGGCCGTCAGGTTCTCTGCCGGCGGCTGCGCCGAGGTCATGCCGCTCCGCAGCTCCTCGACTTCGCTCACAGTTCGGGTGAGCTCTTCGCGCACGCCTGTCAGTTCACTGTTAAATTGTGCATACAGACCGGTCGGCGCCGCCTGTTCGGTCAGGTTCTGCATCCGCTCAAACCGGTCGTTGACCGCACTCAGGTTGGACGCGATACGGCTGAGTACATTACTCATGCCGTCGCGCAGCTGGACGGTATTGGACAGTGCCATAGAACTCACCTCCCTCGTTTTGCTTTATCCAGAGCGGCCTTTTCGTCCTCGTTGTGCACGACACAAGACGCCCAGATAAATGCCCGTTCTTCCTTTGGCAGACTTAAATATTCGGACGGCAGGATATGGAGCTTTTGCAGGCAGTAATGCGCTGCATACGCTTCATAATCATCAGAGCCCTCACCGTCCCGAATCAGTTTTTTGCCTGTTCCACCAGATCGAGCTTGTCACCGAAGCCGCAGATGTCGAACAGCTTTTCCGTGTAGTTCGTATACTCACCCGGCGTCAGCATGGCCGAGATCAGCTCCTCGGCGCATTTCACGCCGTAGCTGTCCTGCAGTTCTGCGTCGTTGAGGTTCGGATAAACCGTGCAGGCGGCTGCCAGCTTGGCAAGGTACAGCACGTTGTCGAATTCCTGACGGAAGCTGCCGCGCTTGCCCGGCACCTGTACGCGGTACTGGCAGTCACGGCGCAGCGTTTCGTCCTCGCGCGAGGAAATGCAGCGCACCTCCCACTCGAGCGGCTTGCCGTCCTCATCGGTGAAGCGGTCAGACACGACCAGCTTCACATTTTCAACCCGCTTGGCGTTCTGCGCCAGAAATGCGGTAAGATTACCCATTGTTCAAATTCCTCCTTATTCCATACCGGACAGTTCGGTAAACTCCTCGGGCATATCCCAGCCGTCGAACGTGCCGGAAAGCTCCTCGTCAAGCAGACTGTCGCCTGCGTCGAACTTCGCCAGAATCGAGCTGTCGATCAGGCAGCCGGTGTGCGTGATGGTCTGACGGCCGGCGGACGAGGACGGGTCCTCGTTGGACACCTGAATCTCAAACGGCATCATCCTGCCGGTCTTGCAGTAGGTCAGGAACCAGCGGCGGAACACGCTCTGGTTAAAGTGCGCCGTGCCCTTCCACGAACCGGACCAGCCGGTTGGCTTCTTCCCGATGCCGGTACGGCCGAGGATTTTCACGTCCTGCGAGTTGACCTTCGCGGACGATTCAAAGCTGTACAGCTGCATCATATTGTAGCGGTTGCCGTCAATGGTGACGTAGCACTCGGCCATCGAACCGGCTACCGCATCATTTGCTTCCATAACAGGAGCGTTCAGCATGACTTTTCCCTCCTTTATTCAACGATTACCTTCATGTAGAGCTGTTCCATCGCGGAAACCGGCTGTACATGGTCCTCGACCGCAACAGACTTCTTCATGTCGCCCTGCGACACGGTGACGCTGCTGCTGTCGAAGTTCTCAATGGCGCGGATGGTCTGGAGCTGGGTGTGGTGCGCTACAATGTCGCTCCACAGGCTCACGCGGCCGCTTGCGTCGTTCTGCACCTTGCCGAGGTACTTCGAGTTAAACAGCGATGCAATGTCATTCGCAATCTGGTCGAGCACGCGCATGACCTGATTGGACGAAAAATCCGCGCTCTTTTCGTCCGTGACGGACACGAACGTGTTGATGTCGGTCAGCACGCGCGTCTGGTCGCCTACACGGTGGAACGTGAACTCACCGGCCTTGATCGCCTTTTCAAGCTGGGTCTGGGTGTAGTTCGTGTCGATGTCGTACTCGCCGGTGTAGGTCGAGTTGGTCATCGAACGGTTGACCGCGCACGCAGATTCCGCGCCGGTCGTCCAGTAGACAGCCGAGGTATCATCAGATGCACCGACCAGACCGTTCTTGACGGAAATCACGCCCTCATAGTCTGCCGAGGGATAGCCATGCAGCACGCACTGGAACTTCACGCCCTGCTCATCACGCAGGCGGCGCGTCCAGTTGGCGAACAGACCCTTGACCGTGCTGTTCTTCGTGTCGCAGCCGACCGCGTTGAAGCTGTACGGCTCGATCTTGTCGAGGAACATCTGGTAAGCTGCATCCTGCACCGCGCCGGTCGTGCCGCCGGTGAGCAGCAGGCCCGCGTTCTCGGTCAGCGCCTCGCCGCCCTTCCAGTGCAGATAGTCGTTGTCGGAAAGGTCGGAAACTGCCTTAACTGCCTTCTGCGTGTCCACAAGTGTCGTGCCGATATAGGTCGAAACATCGTAGACCTCGTTCGTCGATGCCGTAAAGCCCTCGTTCTGCTGAATCACGATCTTCAGTTCGTTGCCGATCTTGCCCGGATACTTCGCCTCTGCGTACTTGCAGGCTGCCTTTGCACCGCCGCTGTTCAGACGGAACAGGTGCAGCGTCTTGGCATTTGCGAAGATCTCGCGCAGCGGACGCAGCTCGTCCGCCGTGTAGGCATAGCCGGTCAGCGCAAGTGAGCCCTTCTGGAACTCGCTGTTCTCGATGGTCACGACCTCGTTCTCCGGTCCCCAGTCGAGGGACAGCGGGAAAGCCGCCGTGCCGCGGTCTCCCAGGGTCGCAGACGCACGCGCCGCCGACACAAAGTTGATGTACGCACCGGGCAGAACCTTGTTCTGTACGGTATACATACCGCCGCCTAAAGCCATTTAATTCACCTTGCCTTTCATAAAGTTATCAATGAGCGCGTCCACCTCGGAAAAGGTGTAGCGCTGATTCTTGTCGAGCAGCACACCCAGCAGGTCGCGCCGCTCGCGGTATCTGTCGAAGGTCAGGAGCTGTGCGCCGGTAAACGCCGGTGCTCCTGCCTCGGTTTTGCGTTTAACTGCCATTTTCGTTCTCCGTTCCTACGGTTGTCTGCAAATTCTCCATCGGAATATCTTCCGGGATTTCCCGGACAAACTGTCGGTAGTCCGTGAAGAAATGCAGCACCTCGTCTGTAATTTCCCACGAGAGATTGCTCCCGCGCAGGCTTTCCGTGCGCCGCAGCAGCAGCGTGAGCGTCTGTGCAACTTCCCGGCACTGCTCCTGCGGACGGCCGTCCGACGGGAAGAACCGCACGTCCATGTGCTGCACGATCTCATGCAGGCCGGACGGATACGGCGTGACGTCCGCACGAAGCTGCCGAATGGAGAAGCACGGCGCAGAGAAGCCCTGCTCGATACGTTCGGTGTAGATGTCGTACTGCGCCGATGGATAGACCGTACGCAGCTTATCGACGATTTCCTGTACTACGTTAATCATTTGCCCTCCATCATGCGGCTGAGAAATTCCTCGCTTTTGGTCTTGATAAAGTCCGGCGCAGCTTTCTGGAGGTCGAACATGCCATTGCGCAGCATGTGCTTTCCTTCAACGAAACTGCGAACCAGACGTTTGCCGATGGCCGGAACATACCGTCCGACCTCCTGCCGGTGGCCGTTCTCCACATATGGTGCATACTCAATGTTGTTGTAGATTTCTGCACGATAATGTTTGCCGCTACGCCGTGCTTTCGTCGTAAACCAGTTGCGCCGCAGATGACCGCGGTCAACCGGTGTCAGTTCCTTGACGTCGGTCAGCAGGCCGTTCATCATCTCATCGAGCAGGCCGGTGTAGAAAGCGTCCATCTCTTGCTCGCTGGCGGCGGCCTTAATGCGTTCGTTTAAGTCGCGCAGCTCGTGAAAATCACAGCTTCCCCAAGAAGCCATTACGCTCGCTCCTCTCGGACGGCGGAAAGCTGCTGATGCGTCGGATAGACCGCGCTTTCGCCGCTGTATTTCAGCCGATAGGTCGCGCCGTACTGCTGAACCGCAATGCGGCAGCCTGCCGGGACAGCCAGATCAGGCGCACAGTAGATCGTCGCCTGATAGCTGATCTGACCGCTGTTCGCGTCCGTTTTGCTGTCCGGTGTGCCGGAAAACGACAACGCACACGGGATATTCTCGTGCAGCACCGCGTCCGGTGTAACAACGGTTTCGCCGCCCACTTCCTGTTTGCTTGCGCCGGTGACGGTCATCACGCCGTCATAGGTCTGCTCGAGCAGCGCCCGTTCCAGCTCCGGATTGCCGAGCATACTACCACCTCATCTTTCGATAGGCGTTCAGCTGCGCCTTGTAGTCGGTGAGGAAGTCGCCCGAGCCTGCCAGCGCCGCCAGCTGCTCCGCTGCGGTTGCAAAGGAAAAGGACGTATCCCCTCTGGACACGCCCTTTGCGGCGGGCTGCATATTCTCGTTCTGGAGCTGAACGCTGTTTACCAGACCGCGCACCATCAGCGCTGCGGTGTTCGCGAGGCCGTCCGGCGCCTCGGTCAGATTGCAGTAATTACAGATCTGCTCGAGCACCAGATCGCAGGCGAACTCAAGCGTTTCCTGCGGCAGGTTCGGCAGCAGGCTTTGCGCCCGCAGCATCAGCGTTTCTCTTGTCATTTCTGCGCTTCCCCCTCGGTTTGTCCTCGGTCGGCTCGGTTTCCTCCTCGGCGGTCACGGTTTCCACGGTAAAGCCCGTACGGCCGGAGAACCAGCTCGCAAGCCACTCGTTATCCGTCTGCGCCTCACCGTTTACGAACTGCACGCCGCCGATCTTGCGGTCGTACTCCTCACTCGGTGCCTTGATCTTGTACATAGCGCTTCCCTCACTTTACCTTGAAGTTACGCAGCACGCCGGCAGCGCGGGACTTCTTGAGTACGGTTGCCGCTACCATCTCGACATCACCGGCCTTGACCGGGCCTGCGGTAGAGAAATCCGGCAGCGTGGTGGAGATCACCTTGCCGCCCATCGGAGATACGGCGTGGAAACCGTCCAGACCCAGACGGACAGCGTACAGATCGGTCAGACCGGTAACGGTGGTCTTGGACGAGGACGCGCCGTATTCACGCGACGTGATCGGCACGACCGGCTTTTCCTTCTTCTCGGCGGTGTCGTAGTAATACTGCATATCCATGAACGGAATGCCGTTGTAACCGCTCATCTGACGGCCGAAAGCGTCCTCGGAGTGGGTCAGATAACCGGCACGGCGGGCGCAGGAGCGGATCTTGGTCAGCAGCGCCGCATTGCCGATGAGCATGGTCGGCACGCCGTCCAGTTCGGACAGGAACTCGTCGAGCATATCGAGCACGGTCTTGTAGTTGGTGTCGATCGCCGCCGAGGTGGACAGGTCGATCGCCTTGGATGCATCCGCGTTGATCTCGGTGGAAGTGCCGACGAGCAGCGTGTCCAGACCGTCAAAGCCCTTGGTGCCCTTGTCGCCGTTGATGGCGGTGTAGTGGAACAGGTTGGTGGTCGCCTTGATGTGCTCCTCGAGCTGGAACTGCACCTCGCTGATCTGGCCGTTCGCGGTATTCGCCAGAACACGGTCGATCTTGAACGTACCGCCGAAGATCTTGAGGTCAACCGACTTGGTTTCGCGGTCGGCTACGGTGTCGGTGTAGTCGGTGTTGATGTCACGGAAATCCGCGCCTGCCGGGGTCTTGAGCTGAGTGTAACCATAGGTCAGCGTAGAGCCGCCCGTGCCGGGCGATACCGAGTTGTCAAAGGTCAGTGCCTCCAGCAGCATGGAGCCGCGGCGGAACTGGTCGATAACCTGCTGGTCCACATGGTTTGCCATGCCGACCTTTGCCTGTGCGAGAGTGATAGGCATTTTTCATTCCTTCTTTCTGTTAGCCGTTGGTGTTGTATACTTCTGCGAGAGCGGAACCGAGATCGTTTACCGTGTTCGGGCTGCCGCCGGACTGCGGATTGTAGCCGCCGCCCTGACCGCCGTTCGGGTTTCCGCCCTTGCCGCCCTGCTTTCCGGACTGACCTGCGCCGTCCTCCTCGAACAGCCATGCCTTGTCCTTTTTCAGACTTTCGACCTGCGCGTCAAGGCCGGTGATCTTGCCGTCCGTGCCGATCTTGATGTCGTCCATCGAGAGCGCCGCGCGGGTCAGCTGCGGATCGCGTGCATGGGCACGGGTCAGCGCCAGGTCGATTGCCGCATCGCGGCGGATGTTCGCGGTATCGGTGTCGTACTTGGTCTGGAGGGTCTTGAGGTCGTCCTCCAGCTTCTTCGGGTCCTTGCCGTCCCACGCTTTGGCGGCCGCACGCAGGTCCTTGATGGTGTTGTTCGCTGTGGTCAGCTCCTGCGCCTTGGTGTCCAGGTCGGCCTTGGGAACGTAAGCGCCGCCGGCGGCATTGACCACCTCAAACTTTGCGTCCTTTGCCGCCTGCTGGAACTGCTCCCAGGTCAGTGCGCCCTTTTCAAAAAGGCTTTTGAGAAATTCCATTGTTTTTTTGCTCCTTTCATCGAAAAATGGGTATGAAAAAACCACCTTGGATTGAATCCTTGGTGGTTTAGTCCATCAGTTCTACTGTTTTGATTTCGGTTTCCAGCATTCCGGTCAGAACGCCGTTGTCGTCGCGCCGGATAATCAGCTCTGCAATCTCCGGTTCATTGTCCAGTGCGCCTACGACGGTGACGAATTTGCCGGTCAGCGTAATACCGTCCGTGCATTCCACCTTGAGGCGATGCGCTTTGTCATATGGGTGCTCGGTGCCGAGCAGCTTTTTCATGTGCTGAATGAGATCCATTGTTATCTCTCCTTGTACGGTACGATATGAACGCCCTTATTAGAATAATGGATTTTGAAATCCGTGGTCGGTCGTTCTTCTCCGGTCAGTTGGTCAACATCAACGCCGATCTGTTGTTTGGTGCGAATCAGCTCCTGATGCTTCCACTTGTTCTTAGTGTCACGCAGCAACTCGCCGGTGCCCGCATGACGATTGACCAGCGTCTGGGCCTCGTCAACAGAAATCGTCAGATAGCTGCGTCCCTGAATGTAGTTATTTTGCTCACGAATGTGCTTGCCCTGTTTGCCGACCTCTATCGTCTTAGGCTGCGCGTCAGACTGGATATGATCCCGAATCGGCTGATCGCGGTATGCTCTCTGGAGCGTCTTCCACTTCTCAGGTTCAGTATACTTCAAAGTCTGGAACGCATCAAGCGTTTTCGGAACATTTTTTGACCCCAGTCGATCAACGTAACGGTCATACTGCTTACTGTCGCCGTGCCGGTTCTTGTACTTCTTATCTGCCAGCGCACCGGCAGGATCGTCCTCCACATACTTCTTATGCCACTCTTCCCACGTCATGTTCTTCGGAACAGTTCCGGACTTGCCGGTTACGGGGTCGCGGGCGGCGCGCTTGTCGCCTATGTTAAACTCGGTAACGCCCGTGTATGTGCAGTGACATTGCGGGTGCATGGGCGGGAAGTTGACGCCGGTCTCGCGTTCGGAAAACTTGAACACTCTGCCGTCCAGCATGCCGCAGATCGAGCAGGTTTTAAGCTGCAAGGTCGCGAGAAACCGGTATTCCTTGACGCCGGTCTCGCGGTAGCCTTTCATGGACGCCTCCGCGGCGATATGGGCACTCTCGGTGTGGATGAGCGTTGCAGCCCTGCTCTCAGACACGCCCATGCGCTTGGCGAACTCTTTCGTCATGCGATCGAGCGAATCGCCGCGGACAAAGCCGCGCGAGAGTGTCTGCATCAGCTCACGGGTCAGCTTGTCCTTGTCCGCCCAGATGCGGGACGAAAAGTCACTGCCGACCCATGGCACCGCAAGAATGCGTTCAATGGTCTGCGGGTCAATCCTTGCGAACGTACTTGCCACATCGGCCTGCTGGCTGACGGCGTACACCGTGCGGTAGTAGGTGTCGGTATAGCGCTCCTGCAAATGGTCACGCAGCACATCGCGCTGAGAGCCGAACAGCTCCATCATACGCAGTTCAACCTGCGTCTGCAACGCCTGCAATCGCGAGATACGCGACCGGAGATAAACCTCCTCCAGCTCCTTGTCAAAGCCGCCCGCAAGCGCCTTGTCGCGGAACTCGTCCAGCGACATCCGGAAGTCCTCCAGCTCGGCATCCTGCACCAGCCTGCGTGCGTCTGCCATGCTGACGCTCTCGTTTGCGGCATAGCGAGCATAGAAGATCGAGATTTCCTTGTCCAGTTCGTGCAGAATGCGCTCATATTCCCGGTGGAACCGCAGACACAGGTCATCATCTTCCTGCTTCTGCTTTTCGGCCAGCTCGATGGCACGCTTGCGCCAGTAGGCGCCGTTTAGCTTATCCGCTGCTGCCATCGCCTGCACCGTCCTTTGGCGGGAACCGGAACTGCGGCTGCTTCTCGGCTGCCGCCTGCTGTTCCTTTTCCAGCTGCTTCTGCTCGTTCTCGGCATCGTCTACCCACGGATGGTTTGCGAGAATGGTTCTGTCCGAGATAATGCCGACCGACTGCTGCGCGATCTGCGCGGTTTCGAGGTCGTTCTGCACCATGTTGCGCGTCCATGTCTGGAGAATACGTTTCGGCTGTGCGATACCCTCCAGACGGCAGATCGCGCGTACCAGCGCGGCAAAGCCGCTGCGGAACTGCGTTTCCAGCATCACGGCCTTGAGCTCCAGCAGACTGTACAGGTACTTGAGCGCCACGCCGGACGAGTTGCCGAAATTCTCAGGGTTCGGGTCAACGCCCATGCCGGAAACGAAGATCTGACGGCGGGTTCTTTCAAGAAAAGCGTTCCGCGCCTCAAACGGGATCTCCGCGCGGATGGTGTCCACGCCGCCGTCCCCCTCGACCTTGATGAGCTTGCTCTTTTTGAGGTCACTCATGAACTCGGTCTTGTCCGTGCCGCCGTAGTTCTTGATGACGAAGATGACCTCCTGCACGTCCTCCATGTCGTTGGCGAAGCCGGAAACCACCTTGTCGTAGGCGTCGATCAGGTCGCGGTACAGCGGCAGATCGCCCCGCCGATCAGCGTTGTTGTAGAACGGGATGAACGGCACCGCGCCGAGGCCGTGCCGCAGCTCCTGCCCGACTTCCGGATATTCGAAGTAGGTGTAGTTGCCGGACACGCCGTTCTGGCGGTAGAACCGGCAGGTCGTGTCGTCCCAGTATTCGCACACCTGCACAGTCTGACCGCTCTGCGGGTCGAGCATGGTGTAGCAGCGCAGCACGCCGACGAGGTCGCTCTCCAGCGTACCGGAGAACACCGGCACGATCTGTTCCGGGTCTACGAAAACGACCGTCTGCGCCGCGCCAGTAGTGCAGCCAGCCGACCGAGGTGTTGCTCGCGTCAATGCCGAGCTGCATGGCCGCTGCGGTGTACTGATCTCCGAGAATCTCTGCAATCCGCTCGTTGGCAGTCTTGCTCCCCACATCGAACACCGGCGGGTAGCTCAGCGCGTAGGAAACCTTCTGCGTCACGAGCAGATTATGCCACGAGTGCGAAATGCGGTTGTCCGCGAGGTGCAGCGGATTGCCGAGCGCCTGTTCGGTCTCTGCCTGCCGCTGCAAAACGCTGTTGTCCTGCTTGATGCGGTTGACGTTGCTGTAATAGCGCCGAGCCTCGTCCGCTGCGCGGATGAACTGCCCGTGCCCCTGTAAAAGCCGCTGAATTGTGCGGCTGTTCACTTTCACCATACGCTGACCCCTCCTTTCCTGGTAAACTGCTCCGCAACACCGGTCGTGGCGTCGGGAGCGTCATCGTGGGCGTTCTTGCCCTCTTTCTGGTAATGTAACATTGCTTTTGCGTACTCCGGCCAGCGGTCGCGCCAGTTCACCGGGTAGTAAATGTGATCCTGCACCCACGTTGAATTGGTGAGGATACGCGCGACCTTGTTCTCGCTCTGGTGGAACCACTCCACACGGCAGCGGTTTGAACCGAGCCGCTTTAGCTGCTCCTGCACGTTGCGGGCAAAGCCGCGGCCGCCGTTGTTGCTCTCGATTTTCGCAAGGTTGACGCCATGCGCCAGCAGCCGCCGTGCGGTTTCCGGCTCGGTGATCTCCATCGGGTCCTTGGTGTAGTAGATGTCGAGCACATAGGCCTCGTGGTTATACTCGCCGTAGATGATGCTGCACAGATAGTCCGCGCCGGTGTCCGCCGTGTCGGTATAGCTGCGGATATGCGTGAACAGCGGACTGCCGTTTGCATCGCGCGGAATGTCTGTGTAGGTCTTGAAGCTGCTGTACAGACGGCCCTTGAGGTCGATCGGCTGCTGCTGGTAGTTCGCGCTGGCGATCTCCTCGCTCATCGTGCGAACCTTGTCCTCGTAGTCCTCGCGGGTGAGAACCGCGTCGCACAGCATCGTGCCGTCGTCCTGCAAGGCTTTCATCGTGATGAGCTCCGCATCCGGCCAGTGCTCCAGTGCACGGCCTGCGAGGTCGCCGGTCGCCCAGCGCGTCATGATGATAACGATCTTGTAGCCGGTTTCGGTTCGGGACAGCATCGTGTCCGTGAACCACTGCCACTGCTTGTCGAGTGCGCCCTCGTTAAAAGCCTCCTCGGCCTTCTTGATCAGGTCATCGAGAATCAGCTTGCGTGCGCCGAAGCCGGTCGCCGTGCCGCCCGGAGATGTGGCGAGGTAACTCGCGTACTGTCCCTCAAGCGCCCACTTGCCTGCGGCGGCCTCGCCGTACTTGATGCGGGTCTGCGGGAAAATGTCCGAAAACACAATGCGGCTCGGGTCAAACCGTTCCTCCGCAATGCCGTCGCGGACCGCCCGCGCGAATGTCGTGGACAGCGTTTCGTTGTAGCTGCCGGTCATGATCTGCTCGGACGGATCACGGCCAAACAGCCATTGACTCAGCAGCACCGCTGTGCGGCTCTTGCCGTGTCGCGGCGGCATATTGACCACCAGCACCTTGCGGTCGCTCTCACAGAACGCCTGTAAGCGCCTGCACAGCGTCTTGAGGTACGGCCGGTCCTCGCGGTAGAAGTCCGGCGCCATCAGCTTGCAGAACGACCAGAAATCACGCCGGGCAAGCTCAAGGCGAGCCGCGCGGCGGATGCGAGGGTCAACCATCGTCCGCCAGCTTCCGCAGCTCCTCGGTGGTCAGCCCTGCGAGCGGGTTTTCCACCTCGAGAGTGCCGGAGTGCTCGATCTGCTGCACAAACGCGCCCGCCGCTTTCGCTCTCAGCTCGGACGCCTTGAGCCGTTCCTTGGTTTCCTCGCCCTTGTCACGCATGACGTTCGTCCAGAAGGCGTTGATCTCCTCCATGTCGGCAATCCGCGGCGTTTCAAGCAGCTTGTCACGGTCTGCGATGTATTTACTAAGTTTTACTAAGTTCTGTGCTCCGATGACGTCCGAATTACTGCCCTTGTATCCGGCAAGCCGCGCAGCCTCTGCCGCCGTCTTGCCCTGCTTGTAATAATCCACCCAAGCCTGCTGCTTGGCTGTCAGTTTGCTCACGCGCTCACCGTCCTTTCTGAAATCCGGGCACGAAAAAGCACCCTTGTTTCCAAGAGTGCCTTTCCGGAGGTGTTTCCAATGCTATGAAGCAGGAGAAACGCGGGACCTCGGTTTCATTCCCGCTGAACTTCATGCTATCATAATATCATGGTTTTCAGTGCACGAAGTATCATTTTACGGCAAATTTAATTTTTCTGCGACGAGCCGGATAAACGCGCCGTTCCACCGTTTGGCGGTGGCCTCGCTCACCGGCACGCACATCGCCGCGCCGTACAGCGTATGGCTGCGCTTCCAGTACACACGGTCAATCAGCTCCATACGCTGGCGGCCGTGCTTCATGCACTCGGTTTCGCCGATGGCTTGCCGTACCGCATCATACCGCCGCTGCTCCTTGTCAGTCAGGCGGTCAACGACCGCACGCTCAACCGGACTGCCGCCGCTGCTGTGGCCGCCGGACGCGCCGTAGGCCGGTGTGCAGGGCATGTCGCCTACGCTCTCCGCCTTGCAGCGCAGCGCCGGATACGACCGGATGATGCGCTTCGTGTACTCCCACCAGTCCTCACGCTTGTTCAATGTTTCCCCTCCCTGTCCGTAATGCCGTAGCGCCACGCGAGGTAGCGCTTGATTTCATTCAGATACTCTCTCATTTCAGGGCTGTACATTATCCGTCCAGCCACCTGTTTTCCAGCGCGCAGAAACCATATACCGCGCCGCAGGTCAGCGCGATCCAGAACACCCAGAACATAACGACGAGTACACCTGCATTTTTTACAGCACGGTCTACAACCGCCTGCGGCTCTGTATCGGCGTAGAACTCATTGTCGTCCGCGATCATATGATCTTTGATCCGGGTATGTACGCTGCCGACCATGCTGGCGTCTGCGACTACGTAATAATGCCGCAGCTCGCTGTTGTCATAAATCATACTGCCCTGCCGATGGGTGGAAACAGAAAACTTGTCCGCCGGAAACGATACGCCCATAAATGAAAAGGTTTCCGTGCTGTCTTCTTCTCGTTTCACCCTGTCCCACGTCCAATATATCTCGGTGCGGGTGTATGTGTGCCCCTTTCCGTCCGTAGAGGTTACAACGCGCGTGTGCATGGTATATTGCTCCGTGATTTTGGTCAGCTGCGCATATTCGCCGTCCAAATCATCTGCCGAAACGGGTTGTTCAGCGATCAGATTGCCGTAAGCGATGACATTTCCGAAATCGGTAGCCAGCGCATATTGAAACTGCTCATCGTCTGTGATCTGCGCTGCCGTGGTGAATTTCTCGTTTTCTTCGGTAATATGGTCACCGATTTTACTGCCGATCAGGAAGCCCAGCGCCAGCATAACAAACACGATTGCAACGCTGAATGCCATTTCACGAGGCTTAATCTCCATCACTGTCACCGAACAGGTTCTGCGGAGCATCTTCCGGTGCATCGTAGTCCGCATAAGTCGTGTCGATTGCCTGATAGTTCATTACGCGCAGCAGGAAACCAGTTGGGAAGGACCGTACCAGCTTGTTGTATGCCCGTACCTGCTGATTATAGTTGTTGCGGTACTGCGCGATCTGGTTCTCGGTCAGCGCAAGCTCAGTCATGAGCTGCTTGTAATTTTCGTTTGCCTTGAGTTCCGGGTACTGCTCTGCAACGGCGTTCAACGCAACCTGCGCTTGTTCGACCTTGCCGGACGCGACAGCAGCGCGAGCCTGTGTAATTCTGGTCAGCGTATCGCCCTCGTAATTCTGATAGGACTTCACCGCGTCCGCCAGATTGTACACGAGGTCAACACGGCGTTTCTCAGCTACCTGTACGTCGGCCGCCGCCGAACTGACCTGTTCCTCTGCCGACACCGCACGGTTATTGGCCGATATGAATGCAGCGGCGATCATAAGTACCAGTGCTGCCACGATGGCCAGCACGATTAAAGCAATTTTCTTCATTTCTGTTTCTCCTGTTCTTCTACGATCAGCGGCTTATGTTTCCTCATTTCTCTGAAACGCTGCTGGACACGATAGTTTTCAATCGCCTCGTCCTGCCACTTTCTCCATAATTTCATGCACAGATTAAGCATAAGGCTCAGAATAATCAGTGCACCAATAGGCTGCATGGCGTAAACCAGGTAGCAATATATCCGGGTCGAGAGCTCTGCGAATGTTAGCATTTTACACACCTCTCTTCATTCATCATGAATTCATTTGTTAGTTGAAGGATCGCATCCGCATGACCTTCAAAGAAATTACAAACCGCTTCCTCATCATAGGAGCCTGCGCAAAATCCGAAGGAAAACAAGAAACAATGACATAATTCATGAATTACTGTCCGTCTTGTCATTTGTTCGGTCATTCCTTTACGGATTGATATTGTTTGAGCAATATATTCCGTTAGGCCAAGAATAACGTTTTCGTTCTTATTGAGAAGAATCGTATCTTCGTCAGCAAACTCCATTTCCCATTCAAGATTATTGACTTTAAATTTCATTTGTTCTCCCGTTCCATGCTTCAACCAATTCTCGTTTGTCCGTACCGCTCGGGATATGAACCGACACGCTGAATAAGCAATATGGGCCGTGCCACCCGTATAATTGCCACTTCACATACCCTGTCGGATAGAAGCCTTTCTCCAAATGCATTTCACATCCGCAGAACGGGCAGGGTTTCGGCTCAGGCATGCCGCAGCACCTCCATCAGAAAATTAGCTCCCGATACGTCGCAGAACTCGTCGCCGCGAACGCCGACCATTAAAACCGTACCGACGAAATCAGTGCCGCAAAAATGGCAGCAATGTGGCAGATCGAAGATGCGACCTTCTTCATTGCAAATGATAGCCGTGTCAGACGCAACAGTCACTGTCTCGATGTATCCGCCGACTTCTTGCTGCAAAGCTTCTAGCGTATTCTCCACCTCGACGATTTCCGGCTCGCAGCCGGGCTTTTTACGGATTGCTTTCATGGTTATTCTCTCCCTTCGTTGTCGGCAGCGCCTTTCCGAACGTCAGCCGCTTAACGCGCCGTGCTAGGATTCTCGGCAGGCAGATATTGCCGTCGAACTCTCCTGCCATCCAGAGCGGACAGGCGGGCGTGCAGTGCGAGCGGTCTTTGTAGCACGCGCCCTCGTCCCGTTCGAGCGTTTCGAGCAGCTCGCGCAGAAGATTCAGCTCACGGTCGGTCATGTGATGCGCCTCCGTTCCATTGCCACGCGCGGAACGCCTCGTCGCAGTCGGTGCAGAGCCGCGCCTCCGGGTTCATATGCCCGATGCAGCCCATGCAGCCGCCGAGGCGCTTGAGTTGCGCAAGCAGCGTGTCGCGTTCCTTTGCGACCTGCTCCAGCGCGTGTTCGTACAGGCTCAGCCGCACCGCAGCCTCTCGCGCGATCGCACAGCCATGCACACCGCAATTGTGCTCATGCCCACAGCCAAGACACGCCAGAGATCCGGTCTGCACTTTCAGCCTTCCGAGGGCCTTGATGAGCTCATCGGTTTTCATATGTGTCCGCTCCTTCCCCATAAAACAAACTGATTTGATCTGCAAATTTGCTAAACCGCTTTTCGGCAGCATCGAAATATGTCCGGTCGATTTCAAAACCTGTGAAATCCAGTCCAGCCTTATATGCCGCGATCCGGCTGCTGCCGCTCCCTAAATGGGTATCCAGCACGCGCATACCCGGCGACGCATAACGCTGAAACAGCCAGTCATACAGCGCAACCGGCTTTTGTGTCGGGTGAATACGCACCTCATTGAGTGCCTTATTCCCTTGCTGAATATGCCCCTCCGCAACGCTTTTCCCCTGCAGCATACCGCTCCACATATACCGAAACAGACGCACGCTGGTAAACAGGTCGGTGGCGGCAATCTCGCAATCCGAGAAACTCGAGCTTTGGTTGCATTTGTCCCACACAATCCGGCCGGGCGCGAAATCATAGCTGAAATAATTGCAGCCCCAAATGATGTAGTGCTTTGACACTCGCCGCAATTCGTCAAAGTATGCCTTTCCCGGCACTTTCCATGCTGCTGATACAGGGTAATAATTGCGCCGCACTCCGGTTCGGCTTACGTTGGAGCCGTAATAGTGGCGGCGTTCCGGTCCGCTAAAGTACGGAGGGTCTACCACAGCGAGATCGAAACAGCTGTCTTGGAACTGCGCCATTCCCTCCATGCAATCCATGCAGTAGCAATGGTTGGTTTCAAGCATGGCCGTTGCTCTCCCGCTCCAGCAGCTCCTTCCGCAGCTCTTTGAGCTTGTCCGTCAGCAGGCTCTCGGCCTTGCTCCCGGCTTTCAACTTGCCGCCCTTGTCGCAGAGATTGAAACGCGGACGATTGACGTTATGCGTACCGCCGCCCGGAAAGAAGTCGTCGCCCTCATACCAGCTGGCGGTGAAAAAGCTGCCGTCCGGCAGGTTCAGCCGGCGCACCGTCAGGCCAATCTCCGGCTCATCCAGCCAGACCGCCCAGCTGCGCCAGCCAGACAGCACGGCCTTGCGCTTGCTCTCGTTGGTCAGGGCGAGAATGTCCTTACCCGTCAGTTCCAGCATCATACCTCATTGCCTCCCATCCGCAGCAGTTCCGCGGCCACGCACTCCGAACAATGCTCGATAAGATTGTCATGGTCCTTGATTTCTCGCGGAAATCTGCAATACTCGTCGCAGAATTCCTCCATCACCTTGTTTGCCCGCTGCTCCCAGCAGGCCGGATGGAACACGGGTGCTGTCTGCACGCCCTGTCCACAAAACTTACACTTAGCCATTGTTCTCCTCCCGATTCACGCTCGCCGCCGGCAAAAACCCGTCCGGGTATCGCCGTTCCAGCTTCTCAATGTTCGCTTGCATGACGTACTCCAACGGCACGTTCATCAGTTCGGCCATCAAAGCCACACACCACAGCACGTCGCCCAGCTCCTCGATGATCTTGGACGGCTGCCACGGGTGCCCCTGATACATACACTTCTTGACCTCATCGGCTACTTCGCCAGCCTCGCCGGTCAGACCGAGAGCGGCATTTGCCGCATCATAGCACTTGTGTGTTGCTGTGCGCATGGCCTTGCGCTGATATTCTTTAATCGTCATTGCTGTTCTCCTCCTCAGTCCACTTCTTCCCCACGTTCGATTGCTTCCTGGCGTCTCCTTCTGATCTCCGCCTTCTGCGCGAGCCACGCCTCCTCCCAGTCCGCGAGCGGCGCATTTTCCTGCCCACAACTCGAGCCGTGAAGGTTCGTCGGGCTAAGATAGCCGTCGTCCGCCTGCTTTGGTCTGCTCTGCTCGATCGGCTTCGCCCTGGTCGCGCCGAGATCTGCCGCCGTCAGGATACCATCCCTCTCGCAGCTTTGCAGCACGGTGCGGAAGTACGCCGCAGGACTCCTCGGTGTCTTATCGTTGGTCTGCCGCGCAGCGTCTAAAAACACTTCTTGCTGCATACCCAGCTTTTGCAGACGTGCCAGTTCCAGACAGAAATTTTTATCAAATCTACATCCCAGCAGCTCCTCCAGCTCATCAGCCAGAGCGCTCACCGGCGCACTGCTCTGCTGTTCTCTGCTGTGCTGTACTATACTGTTCTCTCCTGTGCTGTCCTGTTCTGTACTGTGTGTACTTTCCGGCTGAGAAACGGCCGTTTCTTGCCCAGTTATATGTTTTTCTCGCCAAGAAATAAAGGATTGCAGCACAAAAGACTTGCCGCTCGGGTTTTTCTCTCGCATCTCTTCCTCGGTCGGCAGCCAGATGTCAAAGTTAATCTGCACGCCGCTGCGTCCCAGCGTGGCAATGAAATAACTCATCTGCATTCTTTTCGACGTGATAAACCCTCGCTTGTACAGGCCGTCGCTAAAAAGTTCACACTCCACCAAACGGTCGATCACGTTCGCAATTGTCTCCACCGGCACGGCGTACCGCCCGGCAACGTATTCCGAAAGCTGCCAGAGAACGTCCTCACGCCCTCGGCCGGAATAATTGATGTAATAGCCCTTATCGCCGTAGGCGATGTCGAGCAGGCACTCATAGATATATGGCCCGAGCACGCCGAATTCCTGCCGCACACTTCGCAGCTTGGGATCGCGGAACAGCCCTATATCTCTCGGCCACCAGTCCAACGCAACTTTATGATTTCTGCCCGTAGTATCACCTCCGGTTTTCAGGGCAGGAAGGGCGGGGTTGCCGCCCTGTGCCTTGCCTGCTTACGCCAGAATGATAACGTCCTCGCGGAGCTCCTGCGGAATGTGCTGCTCGAACCAGTCGCGGATATTTGCGATGGCCTCACGCTTCCATGCATCCGCGTCAGCCGCAAAGAGTGCCGCCTGCACCTCATCGCCGGTCTGGCGAATACGGAACACAAACGGACTTTTCGGCTGCTCGACCTCGGTAAAGGTGCGGTACGGCGCCAGTACAACCGGGTTCGGCACGCTCACCTGCTTCACAAGAGAAATACCGCTGCGGGCCGTCACGCGCTGCGTCATGCCGTCATCTGCCAGCGATACGCCGTTCTCGGTCGTTACCGTGCTGATGAGCTGCACCAGCGTGTCGCGGACTTCGGTCGGCACGAAATGCGTCTGCATATTGATGATGAACTCCTCCACGCCCAGCCAGCGGCCAAACGGGAACGTCGGTGCGGACAGCTCGGCTTCCAGCAGGCACTCACGCGCCTTGTCGCTGTTCAGCTCGCGGTACAGGTACACGCTGTCGTAATCCGCAACGTGGATAACAAAGCGGCGGCTGAGGCTGTCCTCGTCCTCAGCACACTCATCCGCGCCGCTCTCGATGTAGTCGCGCACCGCCGAAAGCGTATGTACCGCCAGCGGCGATGCCGTCAGCTCGTTCGGAATGCGGTGCAGCGTGCGGTCTGCATAGTGGCTGCCGTTGCGGAACTCCAGATGCGGAGCCGAAAGGTTTACGATATATTCCAGTGCTTCCTTGATCATTTTGAAAATCCTCCTTGTGATTTACGCCAGTTTGACGACCTTGGGTTCGGTGTCGATCGTCGGGTCAAACGACTGCTGACCGGGCACCTGCGGCGTGTACTCCATAACGATGGGTTCTGCGTCCGTGCCGCCGAGCAGCAGTGCGCCGTCGATCGGCTTGACCGGAACCAGCTTGCTGCTCACCTCTGCGCGGACAGCCACGCTGTCGCGGTTCTCGGTCGGCACGATGGACAGCTTGATGGTCAGCGTCCGCGCCTTTTTCGCCTCAGTGTTGAGGTCGCGGCAGTTTTTCATGATGCGCGTCAGCTCGTAGGCCGCGCGCTCACCGATCGCGCCATTCATCATGTCCAGAATGCTGATCTCCTTAACTTCGCCGGTGTTATTAAAGTTGCTCATGGTTGTACCTCTCCTTCATTGCACGCTTGTAGAATCTCATCAGACTGTCAACAACCTCGCCAGGCTCGATTGCCCAGCGTTCCGCATAGCGCAGGATTGCACCGGCGGTACGGTTATCGACTGCAACAGTCATAGTCAGCTTTTCGCCCAGCTTGTACTGCACAGCAGCAGATTTCGGCTCCAGTTTCGGTGTAATTGGCACCGGTTCATCCGGTACGATGTACTCCGTCACCAGCATTTTGCTGTGGCAGCCGCTGCACATATCCATCCGTGTCCGTTTGCCGGTATATCGGATGTCTGCACGTTTCTGTAAAGCCTGTGCGCAGGTCAGGCATAATTTCTTACGCATAGTTACTCCTCGCAAATCCGAATGGTGATACCCGGAAACTCCCGTTCAAACCGCCGCTGCCACGCCTCTACCCTGCTGTTGCCGGCGGACAGGTGCAGCAGCCAGATGGTGAGCACGCCGCTGAGATCCTGCTTGTGCAGCCATTTGATAACGTCCGACACCTCGAAATGGCTGTGCCGAATGCGCTCCTTGAGCACCGAGGGAATGCGGTCGCTGCGGTTCAGCAGGCTTTCCTCGTAGTTGCACTCGACGGCGATGTAGGTCAGCCGGTCAGCGGTGACGCCCAGATTGGCGGTATCGACCGCCCAGAGCAGCCGCTCCTTCGTGCGGCCGTCCTCAATAAGGAATCCGAGCGGCTCCTCCACATTATGATAGGTGCGGAACGGAACAACGGTCAGGTGTCCAAACCGCAGCACCTCTCCTGCCTTGATGAGGTTTGCCGCGTCCATTGCATCCTTGTGGGCGGCGGCTGTGCCCTCGCTCATGTATACCGGCACGCCAGCTTTTAGCATCTGTGCAGCGGCTTTCGCGTGATCCTGATGCTCATGGCTGACAAGGCAGGCGGTAATGTCCGCCACGCCATAGCCGAGCCGCTTTTGCAGCTCCTTGAACGACAGGCCGCACTCCAGCAGCAGGGTCGTTTCACCGTCCGACACAACGTAGGCGTTGCCGCGAGAGCTGCTCGCCAGTGATGTAAACGTCAAATCGGGCACGCTCCTTTGCTGTCAGGCGGCGTTTCCGGTTCTTCGGGCGGAATATCGACCTTTTCCTCGGGCGCGTTGTCCGCGAACTGCGTGGACTTGCGGATGATGTCCTGCACCCACTCGGGCAGCTTTTCCAGTACTTCCATGTCCGGCTCATCCGCGTCAAATACGAGGATTTCGCTCTCCGGCTGCGGCGCCGGAAGGCCTTTCGGGAAACCGGTGACCGCCTCGATGCGGTTGTACTTGCTGCCGTCATCCTTTTCAACGACGGTCACACTCAGCATTGCCGGAACGCCCGCCATCTGCATGAGGTCAAAGCCCTCGCCTGCCGGGTCAAGCTCCGCATCCGTCAGCGCCTTGCCGCGCCACGAGGTCAGCATCTGGTAGAGTGCGCTGCGCTCGTGCAGCGAAACCGTGAACCGCCGGGAGGAAAGCCAGCGCGGCTTGTCCTCGCCGTCCACCTCAACGCGCTCATCCGGTATCTCGAAGATGAACATACATTCCTCGGCGTACTTGCCCTGCTTCTGCTTCTCGAACTGCTTGTACTGCTCTCCGAGGTCGATAACCGCCACGCAGACCGCCATGTAAGTACCGCCGTCCATCGGCGGAATACTGCTCGCCGCCTTGCGTTTTGCTTTCAGGCTCATTCGATCCTCAACTCCTTATCCTGCTCCGAAACCACCAGCCGCACGACCTGCGAACCAATCGACTGCAAATGCGTAACCGATTCCGCATTGTCCACGAAAAGCGGCACGCGGCGGCCGAAATGTGCGGAAAGCGTGTCGATAATGTCCATGCCGATGTTGATCTTCATGGCGTTGTTCGTACCCTCGAACGCTGTCCCGTTGCTGTCCATCGGCTCACAGCAATCCGCCAGACCGCCGTTGACCTGCTCGGTGAACAGCCGCCAGCGCGTCAGACGGAACTTGCTGTTGACGCTCTCGGTGATGGCCTGAACGCGGTAGCGCGTGAACTCCTCACACATTGCGATGAGCCTGTCCATCTGCTCGACTTCGGCGGCGGCTTTGCGCTGCTCGGCCTGCAATTCAGCAATGCGGCGGCGCGTATCAGCGAGCGTATGCTCCTTGGCGAGAACGGCATCGCTTTCCAGCTTGCGGCGCGTCAGCTCGGCGTGCTCGGTTTCCAGACGGCTCTTTTCCGCTGCGGTATCACCGGACAGGCGGTCAAGCCGCTTCTCTGCGTCCGCGATAAGCGTCCGAATGGCATTCCCACGGCGGTCGTAGTCCGGCAGGTTTTCCGGCTCTACGATGACCGGCGGCGTGTATCCGTCAAGGGCAATCCGCACTTTCTGCACCTCGTCCTTCGCAGTTTTCAGTGCCGTTTCGGCACTCGCAAGGCGCTCCTGTGCGGCTGCAATGCCCTGCTTGACCAGCTTGCTGTCCTCGAGGAGCGCGTCCTTGCGCTGCTGCTGATAGGCGTCAAAGGCTTCGCGTGCCTCGGCAACCTGCTCTGCTGGCAGCGGCTGATGACAGGTCGGACAGACGGTTTCCGTGAACTCCTCTGCGTCAATCGCACGCCAGCGGGCGCGGTAATCGTTCAGGCGGGTTTCGCCGTCTGCGATGTACTGCTTTTCATGGTCAATGGTTCTCTGCAAGCGATCAACGTCCTGCTTGCGTTCGGAAAGCGCACGGCGCAGCTCGTCGGTCTTGTCCTCGACCGGCACACGCTGGCTGGCAAGATGCGCGTTGTTTTCGGTTTCCAGCTCGCGGAGCTGATTTTGCAGTGCGCCCAGTTCGTTGCGTGCCTGCGCGGCAAGGGTGTTGTTCGCCAGCTTCACCAGCTCGCCCTGCACCCGCTCGCGCTCGGCCTGCAAACGGTCGCTTTCGCTGTGCGCCGCCGCGAAGTCGAGACTTTCCAGCTCCGTCACCATGCGGCTGCACTCGTCCACGCGGACCGGCAGCGTGTTAAGATTTGCGTTCATGTCCTTGCGCTGCTTCATCAGCACGGACTTGTATTCGTCCACCGTCCGGCGGCCGACTTTCTCGTTCAGTTCCGTAAACTGCGGTGCGGTCGCAAGCAGCTGCTTGTCCTCCGGCAGGCCGCAGATCTCAGCGAGCAGCGTTCGGCGGTCCTTCCAGTGCATCTTGCTCGTCACCGCCCAGACGTCAGTCAGCAGCTTGAACTGCTGCTCGTCGATCAGCTCCGCGATGCGGCGCTTGTACTCGTTTTCCGCGAGCGGCACATCGTCGATGTAGTAGTCGCGCGTGTCACCGGCGTAGCGCTCGATAGATGAGCCGCGCGGCTTCTCCCACTTCTCACGCAGCACCTTGCGGAGCTTGATCGGCTCGCCGTCCACCTCGAGAACAGCGGTGACCTCGGGCATCGTGCCTGCCGGCGCATGGTGCGGCTTGATGTCCGGCCGCGCGCCCCCGGCGCTGTCCTTGTTGAAGAGCAGCCACGTCAGCGCATCGTAAACGCTGGTCTTGCCTGCGGCGTTCTCGCCATAGATGTTGTTCACGCCCTCGTGAAAGTCGAGGTGCAGGACGTTGAAGCACTTGAAGTGCACCAAATCCAAGGATTTCAGAAGGATGTTCATGCTTCCATCTCCTCCAGCAGGCTCTTGATGATGTCCTTCGGCGTGCCGCGGCGCAGCAGGTCGGCAATGTCGTCGCCGGTCAGCTTCGCGCCCTTGCGGACGATGGCGGCGTTGCAGACAGTGTCGCTGTCCTTGCAGGTGTCCCACATCGGCGACTGCTCATTGGAGATCAGCTCGGTAAGCAGGAAACGGAACGCATTTGCAGCACTCTTGTCCTGTGCCTTAATCCGGTTGTACATGCTGCTAATTGCGCTGCCAATCTCGGAAACGATGACCTGAAGGTCACCGGCCAGCTCTACACTTGCGGAAACCATATCGCCTTTTACGTTGCTGATAATCTTTACCATTGAAAATCTCTCCTGTTCATGCTATTATGTGGTTGAATATATTTTTCTTTGCCGCTGATCGGGATTGCCGTCCTGACAGCGGCGTTTTTCATGCGCGTACTTCGTCATACGCGATGACGGCCACGATCTGACAGACCGATTCCTCGGTGTTCGGGTGCTGCTCGATGATGTACGACAGCTTGCGGATTTCCCGCTCGATGACCGACAAAGCCTTGCGCCAGCAGGCAGCCATCCTGTTAAAGTCGTCCACCCGGCCGACCACGTTGTCGAACGCCATGAAGATCATGCGATCGAAGGCTTCATCGGACACATATAATTTAGGCACCGGAGCGGCAACAAGTATGTCCTCATCGTCCGGCGGTTCAGTCGTCGGCGGTTCTTCGACCTGCTCCGGCTCCTTGCTGCCGGTCCGCTGCCGTGCAGCCATGGCGGCCAGCTTGGTAACAACCTTATCACGGGATACGCTCAGCGCCTCCGCGATCTCGGTCGCAGACTTGCCCTCGTCGCGCAGCGTTGCCAACTGCTCGAGCTGTTCATCTGTCCAGTGGAAGTACGGGCGCTTGCTCGGCTTGATGCCGCGGCTGTGTTTCTCGGTGTCCTCTACGCCGAACTCGGATGCGACCGAGGCGAGGTCTGCGGCAAAATTGTTGTTAGACATTGGTTGCCCTTCTTTCTTATGTGTTGCTTGCGGCATACGCCTTTGCGCGGATACGCTCGGCATAGGCTTCGATGCTGTCGATGTAGATACGCCGTCGTCCGGCGTGGATCGTGGACGCCAGTTCTCCGGCTTTACAGAGATTGAAGATCGTGTTCTTGCCACAGTCCAGCATCTCGCAGGCGCCTTCATAGCTGACGGTTTCTTGGATAAGACGGCTTTTCATTGGAATCACCTCGCTCTCTTTATCTTCATTGCCCCTCCTCGGCCAGTGTGATATACTGGGATAAAAGGAGGAATTACAAGTGAAATATGTTGTCATCTTTCTGTGCGTCGTAGCAGTGAAACTCTACATCAATGCATCGAAATTCTTTTG